TGTTTCTAATGCCATTTTTAAGGTGTTGAACTATTTAAATTAATATAATATACTGTTCCGTCTACGCTTACAGGTAAGTAACGAGTTACGTTAAACGCTGCACCACTTACACTTGCTCCTATCTTGATTGCTGCTCTACCCCAACCCGTGTCTGGTTCTCCTGTCTTTATTGAGCCTGTGTTTATTTCTACATTCCCCCCACTTGTTATGCGCATACGTTCGGTGTCGTTAGTGGTAAATACAACATCTTTAGCTGCAATAGAACCAAAATAAACCTTGTCAGTTAATCCTCCAGTACTTGTATTTGCGTAGCCAAAATGACCCATTAATGAGCCAGCAGTATTTAGAAAATGAGCTCCTGAATATCCTGATGCAGATGAATTTTTAATACTCATTACTGCATAAGCTGAACCATTATATTCTGCTGCTAAAACATAGTTACCCGGCGATGTAGTACCTATACCTACGTTACCTACGGTATTAATAAACATTTTTGTTCCACTTGAACCATCTGTCCAAAATGAAATGCTTCTTCCTGTTGCTGCTGCTATATATAAATTATCAGAAGTTCCTGCAAATATTCTATGTGTACCATTTGTAGTTCCTGTTAAACCTAATGTTTTATAAGTACTTCCATAAGTTCCATCATCACCTAAATATAAAGTTGATGCTGCCGTTACACTACTTGAGAATGTAGCTGCTCCTGTGCCTGTTAGTTTAAATAATTGAGTACTACCTGCTGCGTTAAATACATCAATAGCATTGTTAGTGCTACCTGCTTGTAGATACATTCCGTAACCATTGGAGTCAGTATTTACAACTGTAAATGCATAATCTGAATGGCTTTTAACAATGTTTGTTTTGCCATTAAATATAGCCACTCCTGCTACTAATAAACCATTTGCAGAAGCAGCCGTTGTAGTACCAATAGACAAACCACTATTTGAACCTAACGTCATTGCTTGGGTAAAGGATATAGCGTTACCTGCCGTTCCTGAAGGTGCTTGATACCAAATGTGTGTTGAGCCATCTAAAACATAAGCAGATGAAGTAGCAGTAGTTAAATATTTATAACCTGAATTATAATAAGAATTATTAAATAAAATAGTTCCAAATGTTCCACTATTTGCTAAAGCACCTGAATTACCAAATTGAAATGCCTTTACATTTGTTCCGCTCCACGCACTCGGTGTAACTCCTAATCCTAAATTGCCTCTATTTAAAATATAATTAGATGCTTCAAAGGTCATAGGAATATATGCCGATGTACTTCTATTGTAAGTAATTACTGAACCTAAATTGCTAAATTCCCAACCTGCTGCACCAGAATTACTAATTACAAAACTATCATTGAAACTTGTTGTACCAATAGAAACTCTACCTGTACCATTATCTGAAATAGAACTATTCCCTATTGTACTTGTACCTGTAAACTTAGGTAGGTAGTTTGTAGTACCTGTACCCGTTACTGGATTGGTTAAAGCGTTTTGCTTGTTGTTAAACGTAGTCCAATCGGTGCTTGATAATAAACCTTGCTGAGAACCACTCGAAGTTGCAATAGCTAAAGTAATCGTTCCACTTGTTGTAATAGGTGTAGAGCCAATAGTTACTCCGCTTGTTGCAGAAGATAAGCCTACCGATGTTACCGAACCCGTGCCATAAGAAGTGCTATCTACACTACCATCGGCTTTTAAAAACTGCGAAGATGTACCGCCTGACTTTACTAAAGTAGTTGCGTTTAACGTACCTATGATTGTCGCAGCGTTACCCGAACCGCTTGTCTTGTTTATGTATAAGCCTTCGCCATTACCACCCTTAGTAATATTTAAAGCAATACCACTACCGCTTGAATGTGTTATGCCAACTGTATCACTACTTCCACTACTTGAAAAAGTACCTTTAGCAGCAAGTAAAGTATGCGTTCCTAAATCTAAATTAGTAGTTGCTCCCGTGTACGGAACATAACCCGATGCACTTGCACCACCGATGTCGCTTAATAACTCTGCACCCGTTCTGTATTTAATAACTCCGTTATCACTTACTAAAAATCTATCCGTGTCGGTAGTAGCGTTTGGTATGTTGTTAATTTGCACTCGCCCATCGCCCCATACATAAAAGTAAACACTTGTAGAACTTGCGTTTTCAATTCTTAAGGCAATATCACTTGAATTAGTACCTGCTACAATTAAAGCACCATAAGACAATCCCGATGAGGTATCTCCGTTAAACTGCCAAGCAAACTGACCTGGCGTTGTAAGAGTGTTATATATACTTCCACCGATGTCTACTATTCCGCTATTAATTATCTCTCCGCTTGTAAAACTCCATTTAGTAACTCTGTTTATAGTTCCCGTTCCTGTTACTAAAGAAGTAGGAAAGTTAGCAAGTGTACCATTACCACGAATGTATTGTGATGTAGTACCGCTAAACGCTAAAGCTAAAGTTCCACTTGTTGTTACAGGGCTTCCCGATACGCTCATCGCATCGCCACCAACTGTTAATGCTACACTTGTTACAGTACCCACCGCACCACTTGAACGCTGCCAAATAGTACCGCTATAAATAACATAATCGCCAACCGCAAAAGTAATCGGACCAGCTCCAAAGTTTACTGTTCCTGCTACGTTACAAATATAAACATCTCCCGTGTCGCCCGTTCCGTTTGCAAGTGTAGGGGTGTTTGTAGATGCGTTCCAAGTTCCTTTGTATTCCATAATAGAACTCGGTAATTGACTGATAGGAACTTTCCCCTGACTATCTAAAGAAGCATAACCATTAGCGTTGCCCTTCTCACTTCTTAATTGATAAGTATCTAATAAAGCTTGTGAAGGGAATACTTCTACATAAGCACTGCCACTCCATAAGTAAAGTTTCTGCGTGTCTTTAGCACAATAGATAACGTTAATATCGCCAACCGCAGGAAACCCTGCAAGGTTAGTATAAAATGAAACCGCACCGCTAAAAATCGCACCTAATTGAGCAAGTGTAATCTTCTTACTTACTCCACTAATCGGGTCGCCTATAATAGTTAAATCAGTACTAACTGGTGCTAACTCGGTAGCTAATTGGTTAATTTTTTTTCCTATCATCTTAGTATGTATAAATAGAAGGCACTTGGCATCTATCGTTTAAGTAAGGTAATTCCATTGTAATGTCTATCTTAACTCCTGCAAGATAGTCGGGGTCGCTCTCGGTAAAGTAAGTCAAAGGAGCAGTATCGCCAATATCCCAAATCGCTTTAGGGTAACGTAACTGAGCCACTATGTCTTGACCTACTAAAGTCATATCGCTAAGTACTTCGGTTTCGTTTGTTTCTTCCATTAACATTCTATCCATAAAATAAAGGCTAAAATTGTAAGTAATATTTTTAGCGTTTATAGTCGCACCAGTTAAAGTGTAGAACATAGCAGGGTAAGTAACCTCGCCATTAGACAAACGTTCCCACACATCTCCGAAGTAAACAAAGTTAATTTGTTCGTGGTCGTTTCCGAGTGTCGTTATTTGCTTTACTATTTGATTGAGTGTTAGGCTCATTCTTAATTTTTTCTAAATAAACACGAAGTTTATTTTGGTTTTTAATTGTTGTTACTTTACTCATAATTAGCAATCACTACAACCTCTATTCCCTTGATAAAGTTCCTCGAAGCTTTTACCTGCGCAGCAATCAAAATCCCCTAACCAAATGCTCGTTGTATAAGCATCATTTTCAGGGTGTATTGCATCAATGCCACTTCCAGGGTTCAAGTACTCAGGATAGAGGGTAGAATATTCTTTTAGGTATTTAATCATTCTTTGCTTGTAGAACTCAGCACGAGCCTTATATCTATTCGCCACGTCAATCATATCCTGCATAGAAGGGTTCTCGGTATTCTCTCCACCTTTTCTTAACAAGCCTTTATTATAGAATTGATAAGACAAACCCATTGGCAACTCACTAAGTACATAATGCACTAAAGTATCTGCAATGTATTGGTCTAATAAGATAACCTCGTTAGCGTTTAAGTTGTTAGCCGTAATACCTGCTTGTAGTCGGTTGTATAAAGCACTACCAAGCGCTGGTAGGATATACATGTCCTGAGAAGTTTTAATTTCAGGCAATACAAGTTTCTCGTCTACGTTAGCGTGTAAGCCAGACCTGTCTTTTATATTCTGTACGCTTATGAATAATGTGTTTAAGCTCATTTCTTATTTTATTTATTTTCTTCTCACAATATTGCTGCGCCACTCGTGCCTGCAACTTGGACTATGTGTGTTTGTTCCTGGCTTAGTATACCAACCGCCTCGTCTATCCCATACAGAATAACCAAGCCTTGCACTCATCATTTCTATTTCGCTACGGCTATAAAACTTATTAGCGGTTACTAAGTACTTGCAAAAAGGTCTGCTCGTATCTAAATCGCCATCGTTAAAACCTTGTTTCCACTCGTAAGAATAACGGATTAATATCTGCGAAGTTTGAGGCTTTATAGCTTCAACAATTTGACCAATAGGAGCAGTTAATTGCCTTTCGATAATAACGTTACTATCAATGCCTTTGCCTTGCTTTACTTCGCTTGTCTTAATAAACCCCTTCTCGATTAATAAATCAATAACACGCTTAACCGCACCAATATCTTCTTTTAAAGTGTCAGCTATTACTTCTGGAGTAATACGCTTATCCTTAACAATTAAATCTAAGATGTTAGATTGTAACTGCGATACATCTGCAAACATTTCAAAGTCAGCATCGTCGCTAAATCTTGACTTGCTTTTAAATACTTCGTAAGCACTTCTATCTTCTCCAAACTCAAAGAAAACCTGAAAATCAGTTTCGTTAAATTCTAATTCCTCAGCACCTAACCAAGTAGAAACTTCCTCGTCGCTTAAAGCATATCCGCCTTTTAACATAGAACTTGCTTGTTCTCTTGTTATCTTGCCTTTGTTAAAATCACGAATGATACGCTGCATATTTTGCCATTCCCTACCTTTTAATCCTTTAATATGCTCGTTCACACTTAAGGGACTTGCTGCCATTGGCTGCTCAGTTTCAGTAGGCAATCCGTATTTAGTAGGGTCAATACCTAACTTCTCTAATATCCATTCTTTTGGTGCTACTTCTTTAATTACGCTTTCGCTAAAGTCAATACCAATAGGGTCTACTGGCTGAAGTTTTAACTCCTCAGTTACTCCTGCATATTGTCCAAGCATATTAAACACACCCTCAATCTGCATTTGCTTATAGCGTACATATGTATTGTTAAAGATTTCGTAGCTATCTCTAAGTTGTTGGCGGTTTCCTAATTGACCTGGAACGGCAATACCGAATAAATCAGGACTTGTAATTTGGTGTCCGCTAAAAATGTTAGTTTGTATTAACTCGTCTACACGGCTAAAATCTTCTTTAGTTAAATCACTCGCACCTAAATCGTCTACAATAGGCTTACGGGTTAAGTCGTTTACAAACGCAAGTAAATACTTCTTGCCGTCTGCACCCGTGTACATATTGTCGAACTGCTTACTAACAAGGCGTTTTTCTTCAGGACTTGGTTCGCCGTTTGGTAAAGTAATAAGTTTACTTGCAGAAAAACCTGTTTGAGCATTACCCAAAACGTGCTTACTAACTTCTACATCACTTTCGATGTAATTAAGCGCACCAAAATAACCAGGAAGGCTATAAACATTCATACCAGGTCGGTACTCCTTAACGTAAAGTATCTGCACACCTTGTGGGTTAGCAGGGTTAAAAGCATTATATACTTCTGCTTTTTCTTGGTTGCGTGTAGCCTTCCAATCTTCTTTATACCAAAACTGCGTATTGTCTTTGTTGGTTCTAATCTTTGTATAATCACAATGCCACAACTCCGCAACTTGACCGCCCATTACACTCCAAATAACTTGAATATAAGCACCGCCAAATAGTTCTAAATCTAAAGCAACCTTTTTAGTTAGGTCGTTAAGGGTTTCTTCTCTATTAACCTTCTTAACCATATCTTGCTCACCTGCCCAACCATTTCCGACAATGTAATTAACCTTGCCACGAATGATAGCGTTGTGCTTTGCAGATTTGTTAAATAGGTCTAATAGGTACTGCGGATAGTCATTGTTTTGACCATACTGCATATACCCTTCGCCTTTTTTCTCTTTATATTCAGGCTGCTTTGCTTCCGCAAATGTCAATACTTTTATTTCCATTATTGTCTAATTGTGAATGTGCTTGTTGTTTCGTATTCTGTGAATGATATAGTAGTTCCTGAAAGCTCCATAATGCCACTTTCAAGCAGGTTTAAGCCTGTCGGGTCTGTATTGGTAGTACTTGTTTGCTCGTAAATTGTATAGGTATATTGCCCGTTTAAAGCCGTATTAAAGTAGCTATTAACTACAATGCTAAACTCGTTATACCTATCCTTGTAAGCACTGATGTCCGTATTGTTTAGCTTTACGAATTTGATGTCCGTATTTGTGCTTCTATTCTCGAAAATAAATAGATAGTTAGGACTTGTAAGCGTTTGCTTCTCAGTCAAGGTAAGTATTATGTTTTGGGTTTGACCCTTAGTAAGTCTTATCACAACTATAAATATAAACTATTGCGATTGTTTGCAAAATAAAAAACCCCCGCCTAATTAAAGACGAGGGCATCTATATACAAAACCAAAACAACCTAAGAACCTGCGGTAGTTAATTGACCTGCCACAGTAGAATTAACTTCTGGAGCAAGAGCCGCTTCCGCACCTGTGAAGGTTAAAGTGTAACCACTTCTATCACCTTCTGCCGTTCCTGTACCTGCGCTACCGCCTGTAAGGTCTAAGCCTCTTGTTTTTCCTAAGTACCAATATTTGCCATTGTTATCTTTGGCAACTGCTACTAAAGTGTTTTGAGCCAACAACAAGATTTCGTTTCTTGTGTTCGCCTGTAATTTGTTTAATACGATAGTCAATTCAGGAGCGTAGAAGATAGTTCCGTTTTGTACGTTTGCATTAACATTCTCAACTAATTGAGAAGTGCCTTTTACAAGTTCGTACTTATAGAACTTCTTACCAGATGCTTTTACTAAAGCGGTAATTACACCACTTGCCTCAGTTGTAGAGGTAACATCTGCTGCTGCCATAAAATAAACTTCGGTTATACCGCCTAAACTGTCTTTGCAGTCAAGAGTATAATTTTGAGTTAAAGCACAAGCCATTGTTATTGAATTAAATTAGTTTGAAAAAATGGGTAGGTATAT